CGCAAGCCCCTTTACTACAAGAGAAAGAGAAAGAGAAAGAGAAAGAGAAAGATGTGTTTAATTTTAAGTCTGAATTATTAAAACTTGCAGAAAATAAAGATTTAGTAGAGGATTGGTTGAGAGTGAGGAAAACCAAAAAGGCTACAAACACTAAAACAGCTTTAAATTCTTTTTTGTCTGAAATAGAAAAAAGTGGCATGAGTGTAGATTATGTTTTATATATGTGTGTAAATAAGAGTTGGTCAGGGTTCAATGCTGAATGGATAAAGTCTGATTCTATAACACCGAAAAGCAATATTGCGAAATCAATTTTAGAAGGAGATACAGGATGGTAACTATTTACAGAAACATTTTTGACAAAACACCAAATTACATTCCAGTTGAAAAGGCTTTGGAGCGAATAAGAATTGGTAAGTCAAAAGAAAAGATTGATGAAATCAGAACGCAACTTGACAAAGAGCGTAGCAATAAGCTAAAACAAAACCTACCGAGTGTTTGTTTCTCAGGCGAATTTAAAGAAAGAACGGATATTGGACTGATTAATCATTCAAAGCTAATTTGTTTAGACTTCGATAATTTAGAGGATGTTAATAATGAAAAATCTTTATTGTGTGCTAATGAGTTTATTTATGCTTGTTGGATTTCACCAAGTGGAAACGGACTAAAGGCACTTGTAAAAATAGCAGATGGCAAAAAGCATCGTGAGCATTTTCAGGCATTAAAAGAATTATTTCCTGAAATAGACAATTCAGGCATAAACGAAAGCAGAGTGTGTTATGAAAGCTATGACCCCGAAATATACATAGCTGAAAAACCAAGCGTATTTCGCAAAATTAAGGCAATAGAGCAACAAACAACCTACGAGCGTAGCAATTATGCAGAAAGTTTCCAAAAGTTATTAAAATGGCAAATAAACAAGGGTAACGCATTTGCAACTGGTGAAAGAAATATATTCCTTTTTAAACTTGCGGGAGCTTGCTGTAGGTTTGGGATAGGTGAAAGCGATACGATTTCTTTATGTGCTTTTGAATTTCAAATCGGTGGCGATTCTTTTCCATTTTCTGAATTGGAAAGAGTAGTAAAATCTGCATACAGACAAAACAAATCCAAATATGGAACGGCTCAATTTGAAAGAGAAGTGCTTGTTGAAAAGGTTAATCGAAAAGAAATAGAAATTGACGCTGATATATTTAACCCTGACATAAAACCTAAAGATGTAATTTTTGGCGAAGATGTAAAGGCAGATGCTTTAAAGATTTATGATAGCGGTTACGAACAGCTTTATGGAATAGGAGTTGAGGATATTGATAGTCATTTTAAGCTAAAAAGAGGTGAAATAACCTTATTGACTGGGATAGGAAACTATGGCAAATCAACTTTTTTGAAGTGGTATATGCTTATGAGGGTTATCCTATATAAGGAAAAATTTGCATTGTTTTCTCCAGAAGATAACCCCGCTCATGAATTTTATCATGATTTAGTAGAGATATATTGCGGAATGAAATTAACACCCGATTCAAATTACAGAGTTAGCAGAAGTGAATACGAGCGGATTTATGACGAACTATCAAAGCATTTTTTCTATGTATATCCAAAAGAAATAAGTCCGACACCTGAATACATCAAAGAAAGATTTTTGGAATTAGTGATTAAGGAAAAGGTTAGCGGATGCATAATTGACCCTTTTAATCAAATGACAAATGAATACGCAAAAAGCGGAGGTCGCTCTGATAAATATTTAGAAACCTTTTTAGCTGATTGCAGCCGATTTGCTCAACAAAACAATATTTACTTTTTTATTGTAGCGCATCCCAAAATGATGGTTAAGGATTCAACTGGCAATTATCCATGCCCAGATGTATTTGATATTGCAGATGGAGCAATGTGGAATAATAAAATGGATAACATATTGGTATATCACAGACCAGAACACCAAAAGAATCCTGATTCAACAGTCTGCGAATTTCACACTAAAAAAATAAGACGGCAAAAAGTAGTAGGTAAAAAAGGAATTGCTATTTTTAATCTTCACAGAGGATTTAGGAGGTTTGTATTTGAAAGTGGAGACCCTATGGCAAAACTAATTGAAAACAAAAAAGATGAAGATTACCCAGACTGGTGCTTTTGAGTTATGGATAAGCAGATTTAAGGATAGGGATTCCATATTCGAATAAGGAATATATGAAAAAATGCAAAATTTGTAAAGCAGAGTTTGAGCCTAAAAAGCCATTACAATCAGTTTGTGGCTATGAATGTGCTTTGACCTATGCCAAAGGTAAATTAGCGGAAAGACAGGCTAAGGAATCTAAAAAAAGGCAATCAGAGCGCAAAGAATCACTAAAAAAGAAATCCGATTATTTGAAAGATGCCAAAAAAGTATTTCAACTTTGGATTAGGAAAAGAGATTTTGACCAACCTTGCATTAGTTGTGGATGCAAAGAATCGAATCAATGGGCAGGTGGTCACTACTTTAGCGCATATCCTTTTACTGGATTAATATTTGAAGAAACTAACTGCCATAAACAATGTAACTCTAAATGTAATAAGTTCCTAAGCGGAAACTTAACTGAATATCGAAAAGGACTAATTCAAAGATACGGAATCGAATACGTTGAAAATTTGGAACGGCTATCAGAAACGCAAAGAACAAAGGCATGGAGCAAAGAGGAATTAATTGAAATGAAAAAAAAATACCTTAACTATCTAAAAAATTATTAAATTTGTAGCTAAATTCACTAACTATGGAAATCACAAAGGACAATTCAGGACTAATTTTCAAAAACACAAAAAAGTCAGCCGACAATCACCCTGACTACAAAGGTCAAATCAAAATAGACGGCAAAGTAAAAGACATCGGACTTTGGGTTCGTAAAGACAAAAACGGAGTTAGCTACTTTGGAGCTGCTTTAACTGAACCAATGCAAAAAGAATCTAAACCAATGGATTCAGTAAAAGATGACTTGCCATTCTGATATGAAACTAATTGATTTGCCAACTGAAAAAAGAAGTTTAACTGAAAATGAGTTGCATTACTATATTCAATATACAGACATTAATCAAATTGAAGATATTAGTATGTATAAGATAAACAAAGATTTTAAGAATCCAGTAATTATTGAAAAGGGTTATGGTCAACAAGCTACAATGTATTTAATAGTAGCCGAAAAATCAACACAATGAAAAAAACAATGACAATTACATTCCTTTTAGTATGGTTTGTAATGGATATAACAAAATGCTCAAAACCGCCCCTTTGCCCAAAAGAAAGCGAAGTGATAATAGCCAACCTCTTAAAAGGCAATTTCATGGTCAAAATCAATAACAACATCTTAGGAGATGAAATGAATGAAAACCCAAAGATAACTCTGCCTAAAGGGATTTATCCTTTGGAGATACTCGACATTCAAAAAAGAGTTGTAAGACGCGATACAATCGAAGTAAAGCCATGTCAAACTGTTTATTATAATATTTAAACCAATTGATTAACAAATAGTTTTATCTATAATAGATTATGGCTAAGGGTGCTAAAACAGGAGGGCGAACTAAAGGAGCAGTTAATAAGACAACGGCATCAATGAAGCAATGCGTACAATCGACTTTAGAATGGCTACAAGACCAACCAAGAGTTAATATGCGTGACTGGTCAAAAGAAAACCCAACTGAATTTTACAAGATAGCAGCCAAACTAATCCCAACGGAAATAAGCGCAAATGTAGAGATGACAAAAAAAGAGTTACCTCCGTTTATGAAAGCAAATGAAAGCCAATCCTAACTTTGATTATCTGCATGAGAAAGTAAACGACCAACGGATAACCCTTTTACAAGGTGGCACGAGGTCGGGTAAAACTTATTCAGCTATCCTATTTCTAATTGATTACTGCTTACTTTACAAAGGCATGGAAATAGATATTTGCAGAGATACTTTTACCGCTTTAAAGGCTACAGCATGGAAGGACTTTAAAGATGTTCTAATGTCATTAAATCTTTATGACGATAGGAATCACAATAAAACCGACCATACATACGATTTAAGCGGAAATACAATCAGTTATTATGGAGCGGACACACCCGATAAAATACATGGAAGGTCAAGGGATATACTTTGGATTAACGAAGCACACCAATTTCCACAAGAAACAATTGACCAATTATTCCCGAGAACAAGGCATAGAATTATTTGCGACTATAACCCAGCATTAGGATTAGAACACTGGCTCGACCCTTATATTGAAAAATACCCTCCTTTAATTACAACCTACAAAGACAATCCCTATTTAACAGCAGCGCAAGTTGAAGATATTGAAAGCAGAAAGCACAATGATTATTGGTGGAAAATTTATGGAAGTGGAGAAAGGGCAACAAGGGAGGGTTCAATATTTACGAATTGGACTATTGGAAATTTTAACAATTCGCTTCCTTATGCTTATGGTCAGGATTACGGATTCAGCATTGACCCGACAACATTAATAAAAGTTGCCGTTGATGAAAAAACAAAAACTATATTTGCAGATGAATTACTTTATTCAAGTCAAGGGATGGGAACGGATGCTATTTTACAAGCGAATAAACAACTGATTAGCAAACCAACTGATTTGATTATCGGAGATAATTCAGAGCCGAGACTAATTGACGATTTGAAGCGAAAAGGATTAAACATAATTGGATGTGAAAAGGGACAAGGGAGTGTATCAGCAGGAATAACTAAAATGCAAGATTATCGACTAATAATAACCGAACGAAGCCATAATCTAAAAAAGGAATTATCTAATTATGTTTGGAATGATAAGAAAGCAGGAATACCAGTTGATGCCTTTAATCACGGAATTGACTCCCTTAGATATAGTTTTCAACATTTGACTAAACAAAAATACGCTACTACTATAAAACGAAATTCACTAATATGATAACCTCAAGTATTGGAACTCAAATAATTCAAATACCAACTTCATGGCATGACGTGCCGTTCGAAAGATTTATTAACTGGATGGATTGCGAAACAGCATTGGAGCAAGTCAGTTGTTTACTCGATGTTTCTAAAGACCAGTTAGAACGACTCAATAGCGAATCTTTGGCTTCGATTATGTTAGCTACTTCATTCATGAGTGAATTGCCCGATGCCTATGTAGCTGAAGAGAATAAAATGGATATTGGAAAAGAATCCTATGGTAAAGTTGAAGTTGCAAAGGCTCATTTAATTGCAGCGGAAAAACCATTTAAAGCAATGATACCTATACTAAAAGTATATACGGATGTGGACTATTCAAAGCTACCAACTACCATTTCATATCCTTTGGCTGCTTTTTTTTTGAACAGTTATCACGATTTTTTGACAAATACAAGCGATTAAACGACTATAAACCCACACAAGCAGAGGTTTTGGCAGATGTGGATAGGTTTAAAAAGTTTGGGGCTAAAATGACCATTAAAACCATTGGTGAAAAGTATCACAAAACAATGAGTGAAGTAATGGCTTTGCCAGCGGAGGAAATATATGAAGTCTTATTAATGGACTTTGAGGAAAGTATGTACAAAAAAGACCTCGAGGAGGCGTATCGGATGCTTCAAAAAAAATAAGGCTAACAAAATAAAACGCTATTTAAATTGATTACTTTTGTCCAATGTACAAAGATTTTGTCGATACCATAAGAGAGATAGCCTTTGATATAAATCCGAATGGTACTTTTTATCATGGCAGAGTATCGGATGCAAACTTAGCTATTGAAAAACAATCTTTGCCACAAATACATTTATATCCTTTTACAATTAGCAGAGCCGACCAAAACCAAGCAGTCGATACTATTCCTAACGTATTAATAGCTTTAATCTTCCAAGATACTCCACACACCAATGATGAAGAAAGACTCGAGATAATCGAGCAAGCGGATATTATGCAAAGAAGATTAGAGCAATGGCTAATTGCTAAGAATGTTCAATATACAGGTTATCAAGCAGAGCCATATTTTAAGCAGTTTAACGGAATCACAAGCGGAATGTTTGTGAGGTTTAATGCTAAAGTAATTTCAACGGTTGTTGATTGTTTACCAACTGAAATAGTATAAAATGGACTTCAACGAATACTTAAATAAATTAGGACTTGAGTTAACTGATAGGTTGGTTAAAGATATTCAGACTAAAAGAGTGACCAAGTATGGAGCTGTTAATGCTTCAGGGCGTTTGGCTAAGTCAGTTCGTTACGATGTCAAGAACTCTACTTTAACTGTTTATGCCGAGCAATATATCGGTGCTTTAGAGTTTGGTAGAAAACCTACAACAAACGGCAACAAACCAGGCAAACTTAAAGATGTAATTAGACAATGGATTGATGAAAAAGGTATAACACCAAAAGACGGGATTAGCAAGGATTCATTAGCTTTTTTGATTACTCGAAAAATACACAGAGAGGGTACAACTATTTGGCAACAAGGCGGTTCTGATTTAGTGAGCGGAATATTCAATGATGCTTTGACAAAAGAAATAGAAAATGATTTTTACAATTTGATTGCAAGTGAGGTTACAAGTGATGTTTTAAAAATAGCAGCATAATGCCAGTTCAAAAGAATTATAGACAATTAAGGAGTCCACGTCAATGGGTAAGTGCTTACCAACCTATTAACTATTTATTTGATGCACCAACTGAATTAGGTAATTTTGGCGTTAGCTTTGGCAATTTAGTAGTAACATCTGGCGTATTCATGAATTCAGTTACGTTACTAAAAATAGGCGATTTAGTTTACATTACAGCAGGAATTTATAAAGGATATCACACGATTAAATCAGTGGGAGCTTATGCCTATTCAGGAGGAACACCAATAATAGTAAGTTACACTTTAAATACTGTTTATACCGTTGCTGACACTACTAGGGATATAAAGTACATGCAACCGCCTGTGTTTTCGGTTTTTAAAGGGTGGCAAACAAGTGAAGTGCCAGTTGGAGTCAGTCCAAATCCATATCCTTATTTAAAAGTTTCGGATTTTTCACCTGAAGGAAATAAAGACGGATTTTTTGAATTTAATATTTCAGGATATGTTCAATCTGCATTATTGCCAATAGTTCCACCAAAACAAGGAAGTGTATTTTTTGGTGCGGACAATGGATATAATTTATACATGCCGTTTCGAGTGGTATTCTTTGGTTCGTTCATTAGTATACATAGAGGACTTTGTTCAGGAGTTGATACCGAAGATTTGTTCTCAAAATATATAAGCACAAAACAATATCTAGCAGAATCAATAGCAATATCAAGTTGCCAAAGTACCTTTACAACTTTAATTAGCGGTTCGACTTTGACAACGTACAGATTTGTAAACCAAGTAATACCACGAAGAGCATTTAATGACAGATTTAATTCAAGATTTTTAAATACATAAACAATGAGTAAAATAGCAGTACAAGCATTATCGGACAGTTTATTTAGTGACGTTGGAGCGGATATCACTCCAGCCGATTTAAGGACATTTAATGACGCTTTAATAGATGATTACCAAGAAGAGATACAGCAACTTACAACGGCTGAAATAACGGCTTTAACGCCAACAAATGGATTGTTAGTTTACAATACCGATTTAGCTAAGTACGGATATTATAACGGGAGTGCATGGAAGTATTTTTTAACTGAAACGCCAGTTGCGTTAATACAAACTATCAAAGTAACTGTAACGAGTGCGGAAATATTAGATAGCCATGATAATCCAGTTGAATTATTGCCAGCATCAGGGGTTAATTCATTTTACCAAGTGATTAACACAACTATCAAAAAAAGTTTTGATACAACTGCATACGATACGAATGTAGATGGTATTTTTACAATAGGTACAGAAGTAATTGGTGGCACTTTAGATTTATCTTTTACTCAAACAAGCTATGTTTTTGGAACTGGCTCAGGGAGTATAGATGACATAGAAAACCAAGGTTTATTTTTTAGTACCGAAACTGGCAATCCTGAAAATGGTGATGGTGAATTAGTTTTTTACATTACATATCAGATACTTGAACTGTGAAAATAGTTTACAAGTCATATAATCTTTGTGCTACAAATGGAGTTATTAGTGAGCTGTTAGATGCTTTTACTAATACGCCACGTACATTATTAGGCAGATGGACTGGGAGTGCTTATGTAGCTGTGCCAGCGTGGTTTACATGGACAGGAACGAGCTATACATTTAATATGGCTTCGGTAACTACGGGAACGACTGTAATAGGATTTTCAGCAGACGGCATAGAATATCTTATAATAATTAATAAAGGAAGTGTATGCGCAGCAGCAGTTATATCATATACACCTGAATGTTGTACTGGATTAAATATTGTTTGGCTAAATAGAGAGGGCGGTTACCAAAGTTTTTTATTTGGTGGGAAAAGAGAGATTTATGAAATAAATGATGGGGAAGCCGAAACATTTAAAACTCAAAATTTAACTTTAAAAAATTCAAGTTTAAAAGATGTTTACAGAGCCGTAGTAGTAAATACAGGCCTAATAGATAAGGAGCTATTATCAGTATTAGAATCTTTGCGAAATTCAATACAAGCGTGGGTTTACGATGAAGAGTTGCCCGACTATTTAAACTTTGAGGATAGGTTCACTCCAATTATAGTTGACAGAGAAAGCATGATTGTCCGAGATACAAGAGAAAGGATAGTTGAAAGAACATTTAGATTTTTGATAGCTAAAGAGTTAAATATACAAGGTCAGTGATTCGATTAGTAATAAATGGAGTTGATGCGGACGTATTCCAAACTGAAACTATTATTGGTGAATATGCTATTGCACCGATAGGAGATATATCAAAAAGAGTAGGTGCGAGGTCAATTTCATTTAAGCTACCAAAGACGGCAAACAACAAAGCAATTTTTGAAAGTTGTGAAGTACCTACATCGGTTTCAAATATACCATATGAAAAAATCAATTGCCGTTTATACGTTGACGGCGTTGATATGAATATGAGATTTTGTACTTTAGAAAAGGTCGACCAGTATTATAATATAAGAACATACGGAACTAATAGCAATTTGTTTATTGACTTAAAAAATAAAAAATTATCTGATTTAGATTTAAGTGCTTATAACCATCATTGGGGCGTTGAATATTTACCAACGACTTATCCTCAAAATTTTCCAATAAAATACCCAGCTATAGATTTTAATACAGATAGCCCCAATGCTGCTATTCCAAATGGGCAAAATTATATATGGATGGGAACGCTTTTGCCTTGCGTTTATGAATCCTTTATAATTCAAAAAATATTATCAGAGGCTGGCTATACATTGAATAATGAAACGAAATCGTTAAGTTTTTTTAATAATATAGAAACTATAATTCCATTAGGTAGCAAAGAAATGAAGCGTGATACCTTAACTAATAGATATTTAGCGTCATTTCAAATGAATGATGGTACTATATCTGTTTCACAACAAGGTAATAGTTATCCTTCTAATTGGCTAATGAAAAATATAATTAGCCAAAACGAAAGGTATTATAATACAACTAATTCAGGGCTTGGAACGACATACGAAAGACCATTTTTATTGCCCGATGCTTTAATACTTAGGGCTAATTTTCAATTTGAAATAAGAGCAGCAACCACATATAATGATTTAGTTGGCATTGAAGATACCAATTTTCAGTTTGCAAACAACTCGTATTATACTCCTGTAAGGGTTACTACTAACTGGCAAACAGTAACTATTAATAAATATATAAATTGTTATTCTCAAAATATTAATGGTGATTATTTTTTTAAGGTTGTTATAAGACCGTCTACGCAAGGTATTCCAACACATAACGTAGAAGTCAGGAACGCAAGATTAGACATAACTGAATCTGCAAATTTCAATACTGAGCGTACAAAAATTGAATACGCTACAAATAGGCAAGTTAAAACATATATAACCATTGCAAACAATTTACCTGAATTAACACAGGCTGATTTTTTAAAAGATTATTTAGTAAGGTTTAGTTCAACTATAACTCTTAATGAGTTTGTAAATAGTGTAACCATATCACCTTATAAAAAAATACTTGACAATATAAATAATGCTATTGACTGGAGTGGTAAATTAGATTATACCGATAAGCCGCAAGTTGATTTTGAACTTGATTATGCACAAAATAACAGCTTTTTATATTCAGATGATGAAGCTATAACAAAACCACTTGGAACTGACTTTAGCTTTACAATTCCAAACGAGAATTTAGAAAGTCAAAAAAATATATTCACAAGCAAATTTACCGCATCTCCACTTGTTATAAGGCAGACAAACAAAGAAATGGCGCAGATACCAATATTTACTGCCCAATTAATTAATGAACAAAGCAAACCAAAAATTTTAATAATGGCAATTGAATCAGGAACTTTTACTTATAGAAAAGACATTGCTACTAATACTGGTTCTGTTTCAATATTGCCTCATTGGGTTGGGTATTTCATAAAGCCTAATGTAAGTTCTTTAGGTTTTGGTAACAATATATTTGTCAATTTCTTTAATTATATTTTGGGAATAGTTACTTCTGCTAAAAAATATGAAGTTAATTTAAAATTAACTCTTAATGATATAAGCACATTTGATTTTTTAAAGCCTGTTTATATCAGAGAACTGGATACTTATTTTTATGTGAACAAAATAAAATTTGACTATACATCTAAAAATAGCAGTGTAGTAGAACTTATAAAATTATTGTAATGGCAGAAGTAGAAGTATTTAAAATAGACATACAGCCTGTAGTTAGTGAATTGGCTAAGTTAGGTTCTGAATTAGAAAAGGCAAGGGTTAATTATCAAGAAACCAAAAAGGCTCAGGGCGAATATTCAGAGGATGCAATCAGAGCAAAATCCGAAATAAATGTATTAAGCAAAGAAGTAAACGCTTTAACTAATGTATTGACTAACCAACAAAAAGGATTAGGGGAACTTGACAAAGCTACTAAGGCAAATATTGATATAACAAAGATTCAAAACAATACAATTGAAACGAATAGAAAGTTATATAACGCTCTTTATAATCAACAGTTAAGAAATCCGAGTCCAATAGTTGAAAAGCAGGTAAAAGCATTGAGTGATAAACTAAAAGAACAAGAGGGTTTATTAGGAAACAATACAAGAAAGGTAGGTGATTATGCAGGTGGAATAGTTGCGGCTGCAAAAGAGTTGAATGTATTTGGAGTTTCAGCAGGTCAATTAAAAAGTGGATTAGATGCAGCTAAAACAGGATTTCAAGCAGCAGGCGGTGGAGTTAAAGGATTTAGCGCAGCATTAGCTACAACAGGGTTGCCTATAATAATCATGGCGGTACAAGGTTTATTAGATTTGTTTTCTCAATTCACACCAATATTGGATGCAATAGAAGATGCAGTTGCAAGTGTTGGGGCTGCATGGAGTGCTTTTGTTAGTGGTGGTTCAGTAAAAGATGCTATTGCCGATGCAAAAAATTATTTAGAAGTTCAAAGAGACATAGAAGATACTGCAAAAGGTTTTGAAATAGTACAGCAAAAAGCTGAAAATCAAATAGCAAAATTAATAGTTCAAAGTAAGGATAGGACTAAAACAGAGCAAGAGAGGTTAAAGTTAGTTAAAGAGGCCAATGAAATTGAAAAAGAAATATTTAAAGAGCAAGAAAAAAGGTTATTAGATATCGTTAATAGCCAAGCTAAAGACCTTAGCAATAAACTTGGCATTAGTACACAAAAATTAAAATTATTAGCAACAGAAACATCAGAGGAATCAAAAGCTTTAAGAGGCCAATTGGAATCAAGTGGGAAATTAACAGAAGCTAAGAAAAAAGAATTAGAGTTATTCCAATCAAATTTTTTGTCGCTATCAAAAATTCAGGGAAGTTATTTGACTTTGCAAGAAAAAAATACAAATAGAGAGGCCTCTTTATTGCAAGAAATACAAGCCGAAAGAGATAAAGAAAGTGAAAAACAAAAAGAAGCGAGAGATAAAAAAGCAGCGGCAGATGCAGCGGCAAGGGAAAAGCAAAAAGCAGAGGAACAAAAGTATGCAGATAATTTAAAGGCATTATCAGAGCAATTTATATTAGATGACAGGCAACGTCTGATAAAAAGTTACGATGATAAAAAGGCAACTATAGCAGATAAAAGTCAAGAGGAAATAGACTTAAGAGCCGCTATTGAAAAACAAAAAATAGCAGCAGTTGAAAAGTTTGATGAAGATGCTGAAAAGAAACGTCAAGAAAACCAAAAAAGAATTGAATCCGAAATAATAGCCAACAATGCTAAAGCGTTCAATGATAAAATCGCTTTTAATCAAAAGCAATTAGAATTAGAATTAGGTGCAGTTGATTTATCCGTTGGAACTGAAAAAGAAAAAGAAAGGCGCAAAGCAGAAATACAATTAACGGCACTTGAAGAACAATTAAGATTAACTAAGCAATTTTTAGGTCCAGATGGTTCTGGAACTAAAGAGCAGTTACAAGGCATTAAAGTGATTGAACAAGCTATCGCAAAAGCTAAAGATAATTTAAAGTCTAAAGAGGGAGATGCAACATTAGGTGACGCTTTAGGTATAAATGAAGAAGCCACAAAAGAAGCGCAAAAATCATTAGAGGAGGTAAGTAAAGCAGTACAAGCGATAGCGGGTATTATAAACATGGTTTATGAAACTAGATTGAACAATATTGACAATACAAAGAATGCCGAAATAGATGCGATTAACCAAAGTACGGCAAGTGAGGAAGAGAAAGCAATAAAAATACAAAAGGCTGAACGTGATGCAGCAAACGCTAAATATCAAATTCAATTAAAGCAATTTCAAGCCAATAAAGCGACATCAATAATTCAAACCATAATTAATACAGCTCAGGCGGTAATTGCTCAATTTGCTAACCCAGTGCCATTTGCGGGGGCTATATTGTCTGCACTTGCAGCGGCAACGGGAGCTGCACAAATAGCAGTCATAGCTTCACAGCCAGCACCACCAAAACCATCATTCGCAACTGGTGTTATTGGATTAGAGGGTGCGGGAACGGCAACAAGTGATTCAATAGATGCTAGACTTTCAAGAGGTGAATCAGTTATCACAGCAAGGGCAACCGAAAGATTTGCACCGATATTAGCGCAAATGGAATTAGCAGTAGGCAATAGACCTAACTTCCAAATGGGCAATAAAAGATTTGCAACAGGATTCATTCCTACTGGCGATGGGGGCTATTCAACAAGAAATGCAGGTAGTGATTTAATGGCACGCAATGCAACTGAAAAAGCAATGATGCAAGCGGTGTCAGCAATGCCAGCACAAAAATTAGTACTTGAAGAGTTTAGAAACTTTGAAACAAACGTGGATAAGTCCGTTGCTATTTCGGAACTTTAGAAATTGTTTGTTCGATTTCTTTGATAGTTGCTTTTCTAATAAACTCACTTTCTTTTATTCCTGTATTGAAAATAATAGAGTTGAGTTTAGAATCCCAATAAGGGGGCAATGTAGTTTTTCTTTGTTTAGAAAAGTTTGGGTTTTTCTTTTTATCCATGTTTTGTTTTGATTGCTACCGAAAGTATAACAAGAAACAAAAGTCGTGAAATTTCGCCCCATTCCAAAGGATTAGGACTAAATGAAATAAAAGATGAAGTGAAGTAAGCTACCGAAAGAAAAGTTGTGTAATAGCCTATAAGATACTTAATAGAGTGCTTCATAATTTTTAGCCTTAATTGTTTTTTAAATAGTTAGCCTTAATCAAAATACTTCACAAATATAGCAATATTTTTGTATTGTGAAAAAAGAAAAAATTTACATTAACGGTTATATAGGTTCTGATTCCTTTTTTAATGAATCATCATTTTCACTTGCCGACTTAAACCAGAAGTTAGATAACTTAAGCAGCGCAACAGAAATTGATGTTTTTATTAATAGCGGTGGCGGTTCTGTTACTGAGGGATTCGCAATATATGACCGCTTAATGGCTTTTGACGGCACGATAAATACTTATGTGAATGGTATGTGTGGTTCTATTGCTACTGTTATTTACCAAGCGGGTAAAAAGGGCAAAAGATATATGTATTCAAATTCTGAATTTTTTGTCCACAATCCATTTTGGCAACCGACAGCACCCGACCCTATGGAAGCGAAAGATTTAGAACTATTACATGAGGATTTGAAAGCAGCAGAAAATAAGATTAAAAACTTTTATTCTGAAATAACTGGAAAATCAGTAGAGGATTTAACTCCATTACTTGACCGACAAACAACCCTATCAGCAAAAGAAGCAATCGAAAACGGATTTGCAGATGAAGTAGCTGGTGGAGAAGTAAAGGCATTCACAAAATACAAGATAGCGGCATATTTAATTAACAATAAACAAACAAAAATGGCAGACACAAAAGAATTACAAGCAGAGTTAACAGGGATAAAAGGATTCCTTGCAAAACTTACAAAGAAACTATTTAAAAACGCTATGGCGGAAACAACAGACGGGGTTACAGTTTACTTCGATGCGGATGCTGTAGAGGTTGGAACGGCTTTATTTACAGATGAAGCAATGACAGTACCAGCACCTGACGGCAAACATACCATTGGTGAATATACTTACGTTGTTTTGGGTGGATTAGTTACTGAAATTTTAGAGGTACAAGTAGAAGTAGCAGCAGACGTTGAGGCTTTGAACGCTAAGATAGCAGAATTGGAAGCGGCATTAGTTGCTAAAGATGAAATCGTAAACGAGAAAGAAGCTTTGCTAAATGAAACCAAAGTAGAGTTGCAAAACTTTGCGGGTGAAATCAAAAAGTTTGAAGCGTTATTAGTAACGGGACAAAATTTCAAAGCAGAGGGCAACCAAAATAGCGGTCGCAAACCAGCAAAGGAGGAAGTTGCTAAAACAGCAATGGAACTTTTGGCAGAAAAGAAAAAGGCAGAAAGAGAATCAAAGAAATAAATTTTTAAAACAAACAAACAAACAAACAATGAACGCAGTTACATCATTACCCGAAAACAACTCGATAGCATACGAGCTATTTTATGCACCGCTTTTGAATGACCCAAAAGTAAACGCACTTCCTTTTAATGTTCACATTGGTAAAATTGGAAAAGAATTGTATTTCGATTCTATTTTCACAGCTAATCCAACTTTGAAAGAGGCTTGTGGATGGGAATATCAAGAGGGAACTCCAATTACTAAAAAATCACTTTCACCAGTTGAAATTGAACTTTCTTTCCAACAGTGTTATACTGATTTTGTTAAGTCTGTATTTGGTGACAAACTTCCTGACGGTTGGAGAAAAGGCGAACTTTATCCTGAATTGATTTCTCGAATAGTTGAAAAGCAATCAAACTCTCTTAACAATGGTTTGTTGCTTAGAACATTCTTAGCATCTTCAGGCAACGCAACTCCATTTCTTTCAGGCGCTAACGGAGTTTATGCATCACTTTTAGCAGGTGTATCAGCAAATGATGGCACAGTTGATGCGGGAACTATTTCTGACAATGATTTGCTACCAGCAAACATCGAAGCTACAATGTTCAAAATCTACGATGCACAAACAGATGAACTTTTGCAAATCCCTGACGAGCAAAAAGTATTAGTTGTAACTCGTTCAGTAGCTAAAGCATGGAAGCGTTATTTGCAAACTCAAACTGGTTTGACTTCTATAATCCAAACTGATTACATCACTAAAGGAATCAACGAACTTTCTTACAACGGAATACCTTTCTATGTAGTTGATTTTGTAGACAGAGGATTGAAATTGTTTGATACTACAGGTTCACCTGCATCAACAGTAAGTCCAAACAGAGTTATCCTTACAATCGGTGCAAACCATGACATCATGTTAGATGGTACAGGATTCGAAATGATTGAGCCGTTCTATGACAGAAAGGATGATGTAGTTTACAGCCCTGCTTCTGCAATGGTTGACTATGTATACCGTTTTGGTTTCTATAACGTAATCGCAGGATTCTAAATATTTAATAGGGGGTTAATAGCCCCCTTTAACCTTATAAAATAAAATAAAATGGCAAATTGCGTAGACGATATTAGAAGCATAGGAATCAGTTGTGAAGCTGAAAATCAAGTTGGTGGAGTAGACAAAAGAATTTGGCTTACTCAAAAGCAACAAATTTCATCTTATACAAAAGATGCTAATGGATATGTGAACACAATCACAATGGCAGCTAATGGTTCGACAACTTACAAATTAGCAACTATTACTTCAAAGAAAAACAAAAACAGCGGAGCAATCGAAGGAGTAGTAGGTGATAATGTAAACCTTGTTAAGCATACAGTTGTATTTAAGATTTATCCTGAAACTCCAACACAAAAAACAGCAATCGAAACTTTGGTGAATGCCGATGAAATGGTAGCATTTTTGCAAACTGAAAATGGGCAAATACTTGTTTACGGATTGGACAAAGGAATGGAGATGTCGGCACTTGCGGGCGGAACTGGAACTGCTTTACAAGATGACACTTCGATAACTTTCACAGCAGCGGGTGACCAAACTACACTTCCTGACTATTTCTTAGTTACTGATTTGGCGGGTTCGATAGCTTATTTGAATGCTATATCTGCTCCAGTACTATAGTTTTTAATTTAGATAGAAAAAAGCTCACATTATTGTGGGCTTTTTTTATTTTTGTCCTATGGTAACTATTCAATTCTTAGAAAAGGTTTATGAAGACGTTGTTAGTAAGTCCTATTATGACGTTCCCATCACACAGTTAGCGTTTTATTATAAAGAAATTTATAGTAAGGAATTAAACACTAAATGCAGCAGTTGTTTAATAGATGCTCATTTGTCAATAAAAAAATATTATCGGGAAAATATTGGTAAGTTTGATGTCGAAAATGCTGAATATGAAAAGCATAAAAAGTACAAATTGAAATTAGCACTAATTGAGTTCCAAAAATCAGAGCACTTTGAGATTTGCGAATGGATAAAAAACAGAATCAATGGTTAAAACAATAGTAACACGCTCGGCAAATGAAAAATTATACACGCTTGCTAAAGGACTTTGGCAAAGCGATAATAATTTTATTCAGTGTAAACAATTTCAAGGCTATAACGGTGCTTTAGATTATCTTTTGCATTTGTTTACTCATAACTTTTCAGGCATTATAGTAAATGCAGATGAGGATTTTTTCATTGTCAATGAAGATTTATTAGACAATGTAATAAATACAATGGTCGAAAAGGGTTATGCATATTGCGGAGTTCCCGACGGCGGTATAATTAGCCACAGAAATAATTCTGTTTTCAATGTTAATCCTTTTTTTAATGTGTTTAATGTAGATTTGATTAAAACAAAAATAGCTTCATTTGACAATTCAAAACAATATCAGTACGCAAATAAAGTTGAAAAGAATGGAAACTTAAACGAGCCATTTGCAGGGTTTTTATATTGGCTGCATGATAACTTTGTGAGTGCAAATTTCACTGATATAGAAAGTACGGATGGGGTGAGTACCATAATTAAGATTAATGATAAACCGATGGGCATACATTCATGGTATAGCAGAGAATATGGCAAAGATGTAGCGCAAACTGAAAGAATAGACAGATGTTATGAATGGGCATTAATTAACCGATGAAAATTATCATACCATATAGGAACAGAGAATCGCATTTAAAGCGGTTTGTAGACCATTACAAGGGCTTTGATATATTGGTAGTAGAACAAGCTAATAAAAAGCTATTTAACAGAGGAAAACTATTTAATATCGGTTTTAATGAAACAAAAGATTCACTTGTTTGTTTTCACGATGTGGATTTGTTAGCTCATAATTTAGACCATTACTTAAAACCTATAAAAGGAGCTTTTCACTTTTCAGGATTATGTGAGCAATTTAATTATAAAGTGCCTTATGAAACTTGCTTTGGAGGGGTTACGGCTTTTGATTCTGATTCATTTTTAAAATGTAACGGATTCAGCAATGATTTTTGGGGATGGGGTGGCGAAGATGATGACTTATTCAATAGAACTATTTTAGCAGGAATAGAAACTAAGTTTGAGCAGCATAGATACTTCTCATTAGCACACGAAAAACAGCCTATTACAGACCAATATAAAGTAAATAAGCACTTAGTATTAGCAACTGGTAAAACATGGCTAAAAAGCGGTTTAAACAGCATGAATTATGAAATATTGAAAAGAGATACTATATTTGGAGTTGAAAGAATTTTAGTAAACATTTAATTAATTATATGAATTTTTCAAAGTACAAACTAAAAGACGGCATTGGTGAACTTGTTTTTAGAGATGAAAATAGGACTATTATCACTATTAATGCTGATAATATCACAGATGAAAAGGTAGAAATTGCCAAACTTAATAATAGAGGGCATTGTTTTGTTGAATTAAGTGCAGTCAAAAAAAAAGACAAGCCGTTAACTATCCAATCGCTGGAGTCGTTATCAACCTTGAACGAAGTACCGACAGAAGAGAATCTTTCTTTGCCAGCGCAGCCAAACAAAAGGGATGTTTCGGTTACGAAAAAGAAAGCGGGTCGACCTCCGAAATCGAAATAATACAAGCCGTTAACGGCAAAGAAATTAAAAGCAAAATAGCAGGCGTTACTGATAATGAGTACGCTTGTATTCAATCGCATTTAAAGGCGTTAAAATATGCAAAGAAACAAGGCTTTGAGTGTGTTGCTATATTTGAAGATGATATACTTTTTACAGATACTTTTATTAAAGATTTTCAACTTTATTTATCGGAACTTCCCGATAATTTCCATATCCTTTATTTAGGCGGTTCGTTTGGTAGACCTCCGCAATACTATGACAAGTTTTTTACCAAACAAATCTACACATGGGGCGCATTTGCTTACGTTGTGCATAAGAGAGCATATAACAATTTAATTAATTTATTAAGTAAGGCTAACAAAATAGTAGATGCTATGTATATTGACTACCAAAAACAATATCTTTGCATTAAGCCGAATAAAAAATTGGTGATACATCCGCAAGGTGTTTCAACTATTAAAGAAAAGTTTGTAAACTATCAGAATATTGTATGAGTAAATTCAAAAAAACATCAAAAGTACATTTTAGGAATATACTCCCTACAACTTTCGAAAACAAAGCATTAGGCTATCATAAGTTCGGATGGAATGATAACTTGCCTTTAGAGATAATCGACATTATAAACAATTCAGGAACGGCAAAAAAAGCAGCCAAAAAATATGCGGAGTATATAGAGTCCGATGGGTTCGTAAGTGAGCAAGCATCTTTTTTTAAAGTAAATGAAAAAGAAACGGCTGATAAATTACTTTCAAAATCTGCTTTATCTTTTGCTTATATGGATTGTGCGGTGTTTCATATTTCGAGATTAGGCAATGGTAGAGTTGGAAAAGTTACATTAATGCCGTTCCAAAAGATTAGAAAGTCTTTAGATGGGAACTGGATGTATAATCCGACTATTGGACTTGAGAAATTAGATAAAAACGCATGGATTAAGTTGCAAGACTTTCAGGGTGAAGTGGCAAGTTTTGAGGCTATGACTAAAAACATCACAGATTTTAATTCTAATGGTGAAATTTATTATGTATTTGACGGCAATCCTTTTGATTCGGATGTTTATGCAATTCCTGACTTTTTAGCCAGCGTTGAAGATGTAAAAACTTCATCAGAACTTTCTAAAATGGATTATGAAGCCGTTCTAAATGGTTTTAATTTAGGTGGTGTTATGACTTTCTTTGGCGTTGATGACAATGAAAAAGGCGAAGATGGATTAACGGATAGACAAAGAATAGAGGGTGAAATGGTGCAGTTTACGGGCATGAAGAAAAACAAAGACGGTTTAACTTCACGTTTTGCGGTATTGGTAAACTTTGCTGAAATGGCGGAACAAGCACCAATATTTTCAGGCAATGACCCTAAACCAATTTTAGAGGCAAGTAATTCAAAAAGAGATATAATAGAGAGAGCCGTTTGTAGACTTTGGGGCGTGCATCCAGTTTTATTAGGATATGCAGAGGCGGCTGTTTTAGGGAATGATAATGCAATAAAGCAGGCAATGGCAATGCTTAGACAAACAGTTAATCCAGTTCAAAGATTAATTACGCAAGCGTTTAGAAATATGTTTGGCGCTCAAATAGACTGGACTATTTCTGAATTTGGTATAACTAAAGATATTGTACAATGATAAACAACCTATTTGCATGGATTGGGATTACGGATATAACTCCGATACTTGCACTTTCGCCAAATACTGATGAAAGCGATTTGAAACTTCATGTTATTGATGCTCAAGAAATCGAGTTGCAAAACTTAATTCAAATTGAATTATACCAAGCCATAAATGAAGCAGTAAAAGCTAATTATTCGCAGTTTAAAAATGGTCGCACTTATGAAGAGGGTGCGAAAGTATTTTATAATTCTGCTTATTACATAGCTTTAGAACAAACAACAACAAGTCCAGAGGATGCTGAATTTTGGACTTCCTATGAGTTAATGGATTTCTATTACAACTTTGTGAAAAAATGGTTAGCAACGGCAACTGTAGTGCGTTATTTGCCGTTTCATGGATTGCACGTTACTCAATTCGGATTAGAGGAGTATACACAAGAGGGATTCGGACAAGTATCTGATAAAAGACGTGCTGAAATGTTGCAAAACTTTAAAGGCAAATCAGATGTTTACAGAACAAGAATGTTAAACGAATTAGACAGAGTTAAAAGCACATTTGATGGGGTTAAATATGAAGTTGAATTATGCAGAGCGAGAAAGAAAAGAAATCAATTCACAGTATTAGGAATAGGAAATGGCAGATAAAATAAGAATACCAATTGGCACAGACCACACTTTGAAGTTTGCTTTAGCAGTAAATTCAGAGCCGTTAGATTTAACAGGAGTTGAAGAGATTGAAGTTAAAGTCTATCAAATGAAAAGCAATATTTTAGCTAACTTTTTACTCTCAGATAATGAAGTGGAAATAACCTCTTTTATTAATGGGCAATGTAAATGTTTTTTGGCAAAAGAAAGCATTACTAATATACCTATTGGAAAATTGTTTATTCAGATTTCAGTGGACGTTCCTAATGTAAACTTTGATAGCGGATTTGAGCGATTAATATTAACCGAAACAGAAATAGGCGAACTTGTTGCAATAGCATGATTATAGAAATTAATATTAATTTTTCAAATCAAATTTTAGATATTGAAGCCAATTCAGTATCTGAAATAAATATTGATTTTAAAACTACACAAGTTCGAGTAAGTGCTGTTGGTGCTTTGCAGTTTGGAGGGTCAACTCAAAGCGGAGGTGGGGAGTGGGGTTATATAACAGGCGATATTGAAAACCAAACCGATTTAATAGACTATATTGAAAATAATAGCGGAGGGATAGAATCGGTAACTGGTGACTTAGTAGACAATACAGACCCTGCTAATCCAATAGTTAACACGCCAACGTTTAATGAAGTACTTACGGAAAACAATGAAACAGACGGGCAAGATATTTCAATTTCAGATGGTGACCAAATACAATTTGATAATTACGCAAGGATACGCAAAGGGGCAACAGATGCAGGATTAGGAGGGCAAAAAGGCGTTGCATTAGTTTGTTCAATAGATTATGAATTAAAATGGGAAGCGGGTAGACAATATATAATGCAGCAAGATGGCTTTACCATTCGTGAAGTTAGTCATAATTTTTCAGTCACACCAACTGTAAATGATGATGATACTAAAGGCTTTGTTGAAGATAGCAGATGGATTTTAGATAATGGTGACGTTTATGTATGTACGGATTCAACAGAGGGTGCAGCAGTTTGGGCGTTACAAGGTTCGACTATACCAACTTTGGAAGAAGTTTTAGATGAAAACAATACTTCAGGTCTGAATGACATTGTATTCGATGAATTTTATGGATTGTTATTTGATAATAATTCAAGACTTAGAGAGGGTACAATTCCAGCATTAGGAAACAATAGAGGAATTGCACTAATATGTGGTGCAGGCTATGAATTAAAATGGGCAAATGGAATATTGTATGTAATGGGTAGTTCGGGGAACACCATAAGACAATCACTATATAATTTCACTACTACACCAACAGCTACTGATGACGTTACAAAAGGATATGCAGTAGGCTCATTGTGGACATTAGATGACGGCACTACTTATTTATGTACGGATGCAACAGAGGGCGTAGCGGTGTGGGCGTTACAAGTTCCGAGCGTTCCAACACTTCAACAAGTAACTGATGAAGGAAGCATAACAACCAATATAATAACAGTTGGTGATACTGCAGGGATATATAGCGAAGTTGATGATTCTTATGTTGGAACTGCAAATAATACAAATGATACTTATGCTTACATCGCTTCGGACGGGTCTTTAGGATTAGGAAACGGAACGCATGAAAGTACACTAAAGAATACAAACGTAAACGAAACAGGCATAATATTAGAGTTCCCTGATAAGACAGCGGGAAGCTATACAATAGCCACAACGGATGAAATTACAAATGGGACAGTCACTTCAGTAGGGTTAACAATGCCAAGTGCATTTACTGTTTCAAATAGTCCTATTACTTCAAGTGGAGACATAGCGGTAACGGGTGCAGGATTAGTTAGTCAATATGTAAGGGGAGATGGCACGTTAGCTAATTTTCCAGCATCAACAGGCGGAGGTGCTTCACAATCATTTTATTTGAATGGTTCGGTAAGTCAAGGTACTTTTGGAGGAATAGCATTTAAAGAAATGGACAGAGTACCAATATTAGGCGCGGGAACTGACTTTACTATTAATACAAACGGATACATTCAATCATTCATTACAGATGCTAACGTACCTAATCAATTACAAATACCAGCAGGAAATTGGAACTTTGAAACCTATTTTAGTGCATCAAGTAACGGAGGTAATCCTTCATTTTATGTCGAATTATACAAATGGGATGGAGCGACATTATCTTTAATTGCATCTAATTCAGCAAATCCTGAAGGCATTACAAATGGTACAGTTACTGATTTATATATAAGTGCTTTAGCAGTTCCACAAACAGCATTATTAGCAACGGATAGATTAGCAGTTAGGATATATGTAAACAATAGCGGTCGGACAATTAAATTGCACACCGAAAATAATCATCTTTCTCAAATTATTACTACTTTTTCAACAGGCATAACTGCATTAAATGGATTAACCGACCAAGTTCAAAACTTAGCGGTTGGAACGAGCGGAACTGATTTTGCAATTAGTTCAATAAGTCCAACACACACATTTAATTTACCAACAGCAAGTGCATCAAATAGAGGTGCTTTGAGTAGCGCAGACTGGTCAACTTTTAATGGCAAACAAGATACAATTACGGTTAATAACGTAGGAACTTTAGTAAATGGTTCTGCCGCTGCTACTCCAAATGATACAGATTTAGTTGCCACAGTAGAAAGTAGTGTATTAAAGAAAATTACATGGACTAATGTAAAGGCATTTTTAAAGACTTATTTTGATACGCTTTATGTTTATAGCAAGGCTCAGTTATTGGCTGTTTTAGGGATTCAGAATATAGTGCCAACAGGAAGCCCATCTACTACATCTAATTTAGCTTCTGATGTTACAGGAATGACAGCTACTTTAGAGGCGAATAGTAAATACTATATATTTGGAACGATTGTGCAAGAAACAGGTTCAGGGGGCATTAAATTTGCCATGTCTTTACCATCAGGAGCACTTGGAGCGTTGGGTGGGAGTGGTTTGGGAACAAGTTTTACATCTATTAATTACAGTGCATTTAATCAATCTGGAGCATTGAATCCTACAGCTTGGCAAAGGACTGCAGCTGGGTATAACTGTACTTTTACTGGGTGGATAACTACAGGCGCGAATGCAGGAACTTTTCAGTTAAGATTTGCAAGTGGGACAAATGGGCAAACAACAACAATATATAATGAAGGGACTTTTTTAAAAATTGAAAAATTATGATAGAAGTTAAAGCAAATTTTATAAACAATGGCTATTCTCCCGAAAGCATACCAACTCAATTCGGAAGTCACTTCGATGGAGAAAAATTCATATTCTTTGAATCGAAAGAAGAGCAAGAAAATTTTATTAAAGAGTTAATTAAAAATCAACCGATAGAAGATGAGATTGTTGAGTGATTTATATGCGACCTTTTCAAGTCAGAAAAGTTTTTTGAGTTCTAAGAAAATTGAGCGGTTTGTTTCATTTACAAGTGCGACACTTATAATTGTAATTTATGCGACATTAAGACTTTGTTGTGTGGCGTGTGTAAATGGATTTGATACTGGTTCTATTGTTCTTTTAAGTTCGACATTGTATGGCTATGGGGCGTACAATTCATTTTTATTGCGAAAAGAAAAAAACGACACGAATGAAAACCAGTCATGAAGTAAATATACCAACGTCTATCTTGTTGGCAATTATTAGCTTTTTTTTAGTTAAGACTTATAATCGAGTTGAGGAAATTTCAAGTAGACAATATGATTTTGAAAAGAGAATAACAAGAATGGAAACAAAGTTATTTGGCGAAAATATGCCAAAGGAAAAGCAAATATGCTTTCCAAAGGTTTACGCTGTTTTGAGTTTTGGGAAAAAGAAAAGGGACTCCGATGTGGAATCCCAATCCTAACCAAAAACCAAATGAAAGCACAAATATAAGAAAATGAAATTAACTACAAATTTTTCTTTATCGGAATTTACAGCATCCGAAACGGCAATGAAAAATGGATTTGCCGAACAATACAACCCTCCTTTAGAAGTAGTTAATAATTTAAAAAAGTTAGCTGAAAACTTAGCAGAGCCAATTAGAGCAAAATTTGGCTCATTCAGCCCGACAGTAGCATATAGATGTAAAAAAACAAATGATAAGGTAGGCGGGGCATCAAAGAGCGAACATTTACGAGGTCAGGCATTCGATGAAACCTTTATTAAAGACAAAGTAAACATTAGTGGCGAAGTCTTTAAATGGCTTTTAAAGTCAGGTTTAAAATGGTCAAAGTTAATTTGGGAATTTGGCGATGAAAATAACCCACGTTGGCTGCATATAGGATACGATGAAACTAATTTAAATAATGAGATTTTAATAGCTAAAAAAAACACCTTTGGCAAAACTATCTACATCAATTATAAAGGCTCAAATTTAGAAACCAAACACAAACAAAATGCGTAGATTAAATTACGACCTTTTAGCCTTATTAGGCATTACTTTATTACTTGGCTTGTTATTGGGTGCTTATATCACAAACGAGCTTAAAATATGCAATTCTGTTGTTTATTCAAAGGTTGAGTATAGGGATTCGATAGTAGTGAAAGATACGATTACTATAACCTTAATAAAAGGCAAACCAACAAAAGTAAGGACTAAACCTTTTACCGATACGACAAATAATGTCTTGACAAATAATGTCAATTGTCTTGACACTAATTATTTTGAAACCTTTAGTTATCATCCTGATTCATTTAGAGCAAGAATGACAGCAACGGTAACGGCAAATAAAATAATAGATGTATCGGTTGAGTTTAAAAACTTGAAACCCGATATTATAAAGATAGTTGAACGGACTAATACAATCGAAAAGAAACAATCCTTAGTGAAAGTTTATGCTGGGCTTTATGGAGGCGTGGCTTTAAAAGGGCAAACGCTGGCAAATTACAGGGGCGGAGTAGCTTTTGATGCGATTATATCAGATAAGCATTTAATCGGCTTAAATGGCGGTATAAATAACAATTTACAGCCTGAAATTGGTATAAGATTCAGCCAAAAAATAAGATTCAAATGAGTTTAAAACAACTGATTCAGGAACATCCTCAATTACAGGGTGAAAGTCAACGTGCCTATGCTCGAAGATTAGCAGCGTTTGGAATTGGTACGTACAACTCATTAAGATGTGCCATACAATCTGAAATGGTAACTGTCAAACAAAGCCTAAAAAATGGCGAGGTGATTGGTGAAGTTCAAAAATTAGTCACTCCGAGTATTGATATTCCTGAAAACTTTGCGATTAAAAGAATTTCGACTAATATAAACAGTCAACAGCAGTGGGTAATTGCAGAGCCTGAAAAGAATCGGGAACTAACTATTGAAGAAATTAAAGAATGCCTAAAGGAATTAGACTTTAGCAAAATAAATAAGGTTTACACTAAAGTACCAGTTGTAAAGTCTGACAATGTGTTGAGAGTAATTATAACTGATGTTCACGTTGGTATGGAAACTAATGAAGACGGGAACGGATTATATGGTGAGGTGTGGAACGAAAAAGTTTTAACTGAAAGAGTGGGTACAATTTGTACCAAAATTGCACAATTCACAAAAAGTAAACAGTATAAAGAAATTCACTTAATTAATTTGGGTGACTTCATGGACGGATGGGATGGGCAAACAGTCCGCAAAGGTCATAACCTCCCGCAAAACATGGACAATAAAAAGGCGTTCAAAGTGGGGGTCAATTTTTTTGTTGAATTATTTGCGAAATTGTCAACATTTAACTTGAAAATAGTAGTTCACTCGATTACTAATTCAAACCACTCAAATGACTTTGATTATATCGTAAATTATTCAGCTAAAGAGATTCTGAAAGCTAAGTACGGAAAAATAGAATATCACATTTACCAAAGGTTTATAGGGCATTATATAATCGGTAAGCATTGTTTCATACTTTGTCATGGCAAAGATGCAAAGAACCTTAAATTCGGCTTTAAACCAATATTAGATGCAAAGCAAAAAGACAAAATCAAAGAATACATTAAACATCATTCTTTAGAAAAATACTTTTGCACGTTTGAAAAGGGCGATACTCACTTGCAGTTAATTGATTCAATGAGTATGGAGGGGTGCGATTACAATAACTATTTGGCGTTAAGTCCTGCAAGTGAGTGGGTTCAAACTAACTTTTCAAAAGGTCGCTCTGGATTCAACATTATGGAGGTCAATTTGAATGAAAACGAAAAAGGATTAACAACTTTCTATTTTGACTGGCAAAAACCTAAAGACTATGACTTTGGCAGTTAATTTTTGCTGGATATTTTTTGTAGAGGACGATTCAGGCGAAAGAATCAATATAACTGTTATGAGTGATACCTATCCAAATGCTATTACTAAGATAAAAGCAATGGGCATACCCTATCTAAAGACGTGGTCAAATGTGAATGATGCTCTTAAATTAGTAGAGATATACGAGACCGAAACCGATGAAGAGTACTTAGGGGAATAAATTTCTTCCCTACTGCTGCAAGGCTTTCAGCCAATTCTAAAAATTTTAACAAAATAATTGCTGTATTTATTTTTGAATATCAAAAATAGGTATATCTTTGTCCTATTAATAACAACAAAAACCAAAAAAAATGACAACAGAAACTCAAAAAATCGAACAATCAAACTACTACAATGTAGTTGATAGTATGGGCAGACCTACAAGCATTTGCTATTGTGCTTCAAATATTAAAGATGCTTTCAAAATGTTTAAAGCTGATACAGCTAATTTTCAAAAGCATTACTACGGTAAATTGAAAAGAGGATACAACGGTGGAGTAAGAGGTTAAAGATAAAAATCCCACAGTATTCGTACAGGGTTGACAGGCTGGAAAGACAGCCATTTTTTAAAACCTAAAAACCAAAAAAAATGACAAACGAAGAAAGAAACCAATTAATCAAGTACATTGAAACCAACTTAAGCACTTCGCAACAAATGTGGGAAAATGAAGAATCCCACGCCAAAATAATTGGAATGCTGGAGGGTACGCTAAAAAGCATTTTAATCCATTTAGAAATTAATAACCATTTAAACCCAAACAAATGACAGCACAATACATTATTTTCGGAATCATTTTAACGATTGTTTTTTGCTCTTTACTTGCACTATTCACTAAGTTAATTCTAATTGAATTGCGTGAATGCGATAAATCGAAACTTGAACCAATGGGAACGAAAACGTGTGAAAATTCACAACAATTAGAATTCAATACTTGGGCAAATTATATTCACTCTCACAATCGCACAAAATGAAAAAAAGAGAAATCACAGGACTTGCAAAAATAGTAAGGACATCAAAAAAAGGCTCAAAAGTAATAGTCGCAGCCTATCTCAAAGGGAAAGAACTGATTGATACATTTTCCGAAATGGCTTGTTTGTACGGAAAAGAAACCTTAGAGATACAGCCTATTAACGAGATAGAACACTTTCATCACCAATTAAATTAAACAATGAAAAAAAAGACACCAGAAAAACCGCTCGAATTAAGCGCAAAGACAATTTCTTTAATCAGAAAGAATAGAAGCGTAAAACTCAAACTAATGGTCGCTAATGAGTGCAGTGAGGGAACTCTGCAACGCTGGTTGGATAACAACGACCAACAACTTACACAAGCTACCAACCTTAATATAATCATGCACTACATCGACATTCAGGAGCATGAAGTATTGACTGAAAAAAAAGTTTGATATTTATTTTTGATTATCGAAAAAGAATGTATTTTTGAATATTATTAACCAAATAACCAAAACAAATGAAACACACAGACTACGAATTTACCTTTGAGGGCTTCAACTTTATGGCTACTTTTAAGCTATATCCAAACGGAGTATCAGTAACAGAATTATTACTTGAATCAAACATTGATGACGAGTTAATACCGGTAACAGATTTACAGCGAATTTATCTTATTGAAAATCATTTAGCCGACAAGTTCAAAGCAGAGATTGAAGAGATGCAAGAAATGGATGAGCTGGATATTGATGACATGAAATACCACGCTAACAAATGAGATTCTGTAATTACTTCCGCTCGTTGGGTTGGATTGCTCAATTAGCTATTTACTTTTTATTATTCACCGCTGTTATTTTAGTAGCAGCATTAATCAAATAAACCAAATGAAAACAAGTCAAACAATCACCAAAATTTCAACCGCCTTATTAAAGGCTCAATCTGAAATGGGAACGGCATCTAAAGGTGCTGCAAATCCATTCTTTAAAAGTAAATAGAAATTAATTTTGTGATTTAAAAAAAGTGTTTATCTTTGCTAAATGGATAACAAGTATTACATATATGCTCACATTAGGCTTGATACAAATGCAATATTTTATATTGGAAAAGGCAGTGGCAAAAGGGCTTATATTAAAAGCAATAGAAGTTCGTATTGGAAAAGAATAGTTAATGCTCATGGATATAAGGTTATTTTTCTTGAAGAAAACTTATCAGAAGAAGATGCTTTTAATTTTGAAATATCATTAATAGCTACATACAAATCAAGAGGTAATTGTGAAGCGAACTTTACAATAGGTGGTGATGGGGTTAGGGTTGATAAAAGATGGTGGAACGATAAAATATCAAAGGCTCTAATAGGCAAAAAAGTTCCAAAAGGAAAAGAAAGCAAAAGTTTTAAAGACACTCTTAGCAAAGAAGTTCTTATTGATTTATATGTGTTACAAAATATGAATACTATTAAGATTTCAGAATTAACAGGTCTTTCTATTCCAACAATATGCAGTCGCCTTAATTATTATGGAATTAAAAAAAGAAACGCAGGAAGAAGTAAAGTAAAAATAAAATGTGTTGAAGATGGTATAGTTTTCGATTCTATAATGCAATGCGCTAACCATTATGGACTTTATAGAGAAAACATTAAAAAAGTTCTATGCGGAAAATATAAGCACACCGGCAATAAAACATTTATAACAATACAAAACCAAAAAAATGAAAACAGTATTTGAAACATTAGGCTCAGTAGATTGTGCCGACAAAATCGAAAAGAAAAACGGACTATCTTATTTAAGTTGGTCTTGGGCTTGGAATGAAGTCAAAAAACGATATGCAACAGCGAATTACAGAGTTGTTAACTTTGATGGCAGACCTTACCTATTTGATGAAAACTTAGGGTACTTGGTGCAAACAGAGGTAACTATTGATGGCGAAACAATCCCGATGCAACTTCCTGTAATGGATGGCGCAAATAGAGCGCAAAAGCACGTTGTGTACCAGAAGTTTAATAAGGATGTTATGCCTGCTACGATGTTTGATATTAACACAGCAATTATGAGATGCTTAGTTAAGAACCTTGCAATGTTTGGACTTGGACTTTATATCTATTCAGGTGAAGATTTGCCAATGATTGATGTGGAGATTGATTTGGAACTTATAAAAGAAAAGTTATCTAAATGCAATAACCTTGACGAGTTAGGCGTATTATACGATTCTTTACTTCCAGTTGAGCAAAACAAATCAAAGGCTCTATTCACTAAACGTAAAATAGAACTAAATGGAAAATAGGAATGGAATGTTTACGGCTTCACGTTGTGGAGATTTGATGGCAGCAGGAACAGGCAAAACCGCACTAAACTACATCTTTGAAATAGCTGAAAACTTAAACGGACTTAAAAAAGAAGTTAGCACAAAACCGATGTTGCATGGGATAGTAAATGAAGTAACGGCAATAGAGATATTAACTTCGATTTACGGAGGCGAACCAAATCAAACATTCTTTAAAGTGAATGACAAACTTGGGGCTACTCCTGATGCTATTTTAGATGGCAAATGGGTTGCGGATTCTAAGTGTCAATACTCAATATTCAATTATTTTGAACAATGCGATAAGTTGGCTAAAAAGTACTATCTACAATTACAGGTGCAAATGATGGCATTGAAAGTTGATTATGGTTATCTGATTAACTATTTAACTAAGCCTGAAGAGTTTGGACAAGATGACTGGAGCGAATATCCTTTTCCACTTGAAGAAAGATATTTTATTCATGAGATTCCAAAAGATGAAGAAACGTGCGATAATATTTTAGCAACGTGCGAAGAAAAATATCCTTTAATCGGAGTTGCAGATGAACTATTAAGAAACGCCAAAGTAATGGATGAAGATGAATTTTTCTACATGCAATTTGTGAGCAAAAAAAGGTATCAAAAGCTAAAGGACATTAACTGGGTGAACTGGGATGGTGAAGTAATTATTAACGAAAAAACAGCGTGGGTATGCAAATCATAAACAGACGAAACCAAGTATCATTTACTCGATTCTACGAAAAGGAATATGAGCCTAAGACATTTTCACACATTCATTTTATGGTCGGCAAAAAAAAACCACAGCCAAAAGACATAACAAATAATGGAGTAAAGCATGAGGAACTTTTAAAGCTGGTTTCTAAATTTACTGGCATTACAATGGAGAAAATACAAGGCAATTCAAGACTAACTGATATTGTGATGGTTAGACATATCCATTTTTATTTAGCTTGTAAATATTGTAGCATGACTATTAAAGAAATCGGTAAAATAAACAATCGTGACCATTCGAGTGTAATACATGGGAGGGATAGGATAACTGCAGATTTGAAATTTGATGGGAAATACACCGATAAGATTAGGGATTATATTGGTCAGATAGTGGCGAGTATTAATTAACGGTTTGCGTGTATGTTATATCATTCATTAACATAAATTATGTCCGATAAAGCATGAAAAGTCATTCAGATAAATTACGCATAACGTTTTGCGTGTTTATGTCAGGCGGGCATAGCACGAACTTAATTATTAACCGCAAGCTGTCCGCCCGCTTGCATAAACACGCTGTTAGCAGCAGTTATATTATGTCATACGGAGAAAAAAGAAGGCATCAATACTTCAAAGTTAAATACCAGTTTAATTATCCATCTGGCAAAAAATGGAAAGAGGAAAGAGAATGTTTATGTTATAGCGAAATAGGTGTTAGAGATACTATCAAATGGCTTTTCAAAGGTAAAGATGTTGATATATTATCAATAGAACCTACTGGAAGATTTGCAGGAAGCCCAGTTTATCCGAGCGGTCACGTTTTGGGTGAATGGTAATTGCTACTAACGTTAAAAATAAACGATGGTGGCCTATGCGGTTACATAATTTCGGCCACTATTGTTTATTGATTGTTGCCAGTAGTACGGATTTTTAAAACAAATTATTTTATGAATGTATTAAGTTTATTTGATGGTATGAGTTGCGGACAAATTGCACTCAATAATTTAGGAATAAAAGTAGATAATTACTTTGCAAGTGAAATAAAAAAACACGCAATACAATGTACTAAAGACAATTTTCCAAACACTAAACATATTGGAGATGTAACAAAAGTAAAAGCTACTGATTTACCAAAAATTGATTTATTAATAGGTGGAAGCCCTTGTCAAGATTTTAGTCGTGCAAATAGTGTTCGTGATGGTTTACAAGGAATGAAATCAATGTTATTTTATGAATACATACGATTACTTGAAGAAACAAAACCAAAATACTATTTACTTGAAAATGTAATTATGGACGATATAGGATATAGTACAATATCTGATTTGTTAGGAACTGAACCTGTAAGATTGTGTGGTTCAAAAGTAAGCGGTGCATTAAGAGATAGATTATTTTGGACTAATATTGGGCCTGAAAGTTTTGATTTGTTTGGTAATAGAAAATGCGCAATACCACAACCGAAAGACAAAAAGATAATGTTGAATGACGTTTTGGAATACGGATATTCAGATAAAAAGAAACACACTTGTTTAAATACAAGTTGTGGTCGAGATGCAAATCAAAGGTATATGTTACACCGATACGTAACTACTGGAATGACAACAATAATTTATACAGACGAAACTATGAATGAAAGCAAAGGCGTGAGATATTGCACTCAAACAGAATTGGAAAAGTTGCACAATATCCCAATAGGTTACACAAAAAACCTAAACAAAGCACAAGCTGGTAACTTAATAGGTGATGGTTGGAATGTAGGGATTGTGGAGCACATTTTCTCTTATATGTAATTAACGTAGTATTACTGGCAACGTAAAATAATAAAAGCAGTATGGAAAAAGAAAACAAAATTTTAGAGATACTTGATTTAGTTCAAGAGAAAGTATTAAGCCCCGATGAAGCACTACCGCAAATATTGCTTTTATTTAGTGTTAGTGGTTCGGTTTGTAAACACGAAAAGGTTATAGGTGTAAGGTGGTGTTATAAATGCACAAATTGTGATAAATTGCTCGAGGCGGTAAACTGACCACTAACTACTTTTTAGCATCCGAAAAATTAGGAATTGAAATATTTTTAACCCATAAAATCAATTAAAATGACACAAAAACAAGCGATTTTTAACGCCTTACTTTCGGGCGAAGTCTTAACAACTTTAAAGGGAGTAAAAGAATTTGGAACTGTTAAACTACCAACTAGAATAGATGAACTGGAGCTGAAACACAAATTTTATTGCAACCGAAAATTAATTAAATTTAAGACAAGGTACGGAACTTCGGGCTATTACTTTGAATACCAAATGAGGTCTAATGACAGAAAAAAATTGAAAAAATGTATAAAGTAAAAAGGGTATCCAACAAACTAATTGCCTACGATGATACTGGCAATCAAATCGAGAATCTGAAATCTGACTTTGTTTTTGATTTTGCGGACTTAAAAGGAGTTAAGCTATCGGAAGTTACAGATTGTAACCGACTGCGCCAAATGCTGCCTAAGTTTCAATTTTCGAGCGGGTTAAGAAACACTATTGAGAATCGGATTAAAGAACTTGAATACCTAACAAAATGAAAGCATTAAAAGAACTTGAAGAAACTTTACTATCCAAATCTCACGACTACGGAAAAGAGTTTGAAGTATTTGAATTTGCTGCGGATTACGCCCAAATAGACGTGGAAAAGGTCTTTATGGTAATGATAGCTATTAAAGTTGCAAGGCTGCGCAATTTGCAGGGTAAACAGGCTAAGAATGAAAGCATAGCAGATACTTTGAAAGATTTAGCTGGGTATTCAATTATTTATAAATCTTTTTTGGATAAAAATTTGGATACTAAGGAATAAAAGTTATATTTGCAATAAGATTTCCATGAGAGTAGTGCCTGATGGAATTTGATTTTAGGCTCTAATGCCCCCGATGTAAGCACTACTACAAAGGGGGCTTTTTTATTATATGACAACACATAGATTAGCTTTCAAATTTTTTAAAAGTTATATGGATGTAGCCAACGAGTTATCTGATAAAGATAGACTTGCTTTTTATGATGCTATAATTAATAAACAATTTTTTGGTATCGAGCCTATTTTAAATGGAATGGCTAAGTTTGCATACATATCTCAAAAGCATAATATTGATTCCCAAGTAAAAGGTTATGAAGACAAGAGTGGAATAAAATTAACCCCTACGCAAGGGGGTGCGCAAGGGGGTACACAAGACCCTTTGCTACAAGAGAAAGAGAAAGAGAAAGAGAAAGAGAAAGAGAAAGAGAAAGATGTGTTTAATTTTAAGTCTGAATTATTAAAACTTGCAGAAAATAAAGATTTAGTAGAGGATTGGTTGAGAGTGAGGAAAACCAAAAAGGCTACAAACACTAAAACAGCTTTAAATTCTTTTTTGTCTGAAATAGAAAAAAGTGGCATGAGTGTAGATTATGTTTTATATATGTGTGTAAATAAGAGTTGGTCAGGATTCAATGCTGAATGGATAAAGTCTGATTCTATAACACCGAAAAGCAATATTGCAAAATCAATTTTAGAAGGGGATACAGGATGGTAACTATATACAAAAACATTT